TACCAGAGAATGATAAATAATATGTATGTTTTTCCCATTCTGCTCTTGGTATTTGTCCTAAATCAGCATTGTCAGGACCACCGTATTCTCTAATTGTTAAAAGAGTTTGTGGTATACCATATGCAGCTAATAAAGCGGTTATACCACGACTAGTTCCTTTTGACTTATAAATGTAAGGTAGGTTATTGAGAATACGTCTCCATACTTCCTTCGTTCTTTCTTCTTCCGATTTAGCCAAGTATTTGTTTGTGGTTGTTTTACCACTCCAAACAGGTTCTCCACTACCACTTACACCAAGAGCATATTCCCATAGGTCTTTTGCCTGTGTTCCGTGTGATAACGTCCATCCAAGATTCTTAGCAACATCATAGATAAGGTCTTGAGACATACCATCTTTTGGGTGTTCTTCTCGAAGATTTTTCTTTATAATGTGGTCTGTGTAAACATACATTATGTCAAAATGTTGACCAACCATATTGACAAAGGTTACAAATTGTTCGTTATCCGAATCATCTCGAAGGTATTCTGGTATAGCTTTGTTTAAAGCGTTATAATTTTTCAAATCATAGTCAGTTGCTAAATCTATGACTCTTGTATACCATTCATCAACTTCGTTTGAACCAGAGGAATAAAATTTATACTTACCTTCTTTGGTTGCAATATTGTAATCACTCGATGTTAGATTTACTTCATATTTTGGATATGGTACTACCGATGCGGTTGCTTGGCTTGTGTAATAATTACTACCAGTTGTTTCATAGTATAACCATTTTTCAAAATTATCAAATCCACTAATTGTTTTATCACGGAATGATTTTACTTTAATTTTGTTAGAATCAATAGAACTAGTGTTTACTGAACCAGTGTATGTATTTAGAGTAGAAAGTTCATTATTGTAACGTTCTATTAATTCCATCTTATAAACAAAGTTGTTTATTCTATCTTCGGCAGAAGAATAAAAAATGAAATTTTCAAATTCTCTAAAATTTACATTTAACTGAACAGGGATATTACTCGAAGAAATATATCTATCAAGTATTTCCTGTGAGGTTTGTACATTTGCAGAAAGAATATCATTCCACGATTTGTATTCCGTTTCAGTAGTTGTCCAATAGTCATAATCTACTTCAAAGTTTGGACCTTTTAATTCTGGTATCTGTACTGGTATTTGTTCTGCAATATAATTTACCGTCTCTATATACGGTTTCATATATTCAGAAGATACCCAACATTCAGCGTAAATATCCAAATCTTCTGGAAGAGGTTCGTACAGTTTTACATAAAAACTTTGTTGATTTCCATCAGATGTTACGTTTATAATATTAGATATTTTGTTTTCACCAAAGTTAAGAACATACGATTGTATTAAATCTGTTGGGTTCAAATACTTTAAAACAAAATTCTTTAACTGTGAAAGACCATCTGTTGAACTTGGATTTATAAGAGAAAGTTTTAATTCAGATCTATCAGGTGATATATCCGATATAAAAAGTTTTACTGGTTGATTAAATCCACCAACTTCATCTTTTAAAAAGTTATAAACAACTTTATATACACCAGGTAAAAGAGATGATCTTCTCATATCCCTGTGTATATCAAGAATTATATTATTGTTAGATGTTGTGTCTAATTTCCATGACTGGACATTATACACGGTAGAAATATATGCACCGTTTGGTAAAAATACATGAAATTCAAAATTGTTTAACTTTGGATCAGATGGGTCTATTGTAACAGGTATAGTTGTTTTTTCTAAAAGTCTGTTATCATCCAAAGAAACTCTTACCCCACGTATTGGAAGTGAGGTTGAAAGAATTTCATCTATATTTTTATAATCAAAATTTGCCATATACTATATTATGTTTTCAAGTTATTCTTTTGAATAAGATTATTTATTATCTTTTCTAAAGAATCCTTTTCTGATTTCAATGATGTAATTTGAGCATTAAGAGAAGCAATTAACTTATCTTGTGCACTATTTGCTGAATTAGATTGATTAATTATATTTCCAGCAAGAGTATCTATTGATGCAGTCATAACATTCATCTGTTCTGCAACATTTTTAGATAGTTCATCAAGAGTTTTATCTATTGTTTCCTGAAGATTTGCAATGGATTCGTCCTTATTTTCAATTTCCTGTTCTTTGTTTATATTATCCATAGCAATAGAATCAATAAATGCCTCATGTTCAATTTCAGAACTAACCATAGAATCTATCAATTCTTGTTTTGCTTGAATTATTTCTGTTAATCTAGAAACTTGTGCCTCAAGACTTGCAACGGAATTAGGCATAGTTAGTTGAAGATTTTTTAGGTCAGATAAAAATTGTTGAATGTCCTGTTGAGCGGTTGTTGAGTTTAAATTTGCATCCGCAAATCTTTTTAAGATATTTCTGTCTGCATTAACCGCGTCAGGTAATGATTCAAAATTTCGTTGTAGTACATATTCAAATCGAGATTTAATATATCTATCATCTTGTATCGGTACTAATATCTTTCCAGAATTTCTCAATATGTTTTCATATGAAATTACACGTTGTTCTTCATCTCTGAATAATTCGCCATCCATAGGATAAGAATCAGTTACCGTTGTTATTTGAGATAATGTTTCTTTTAATCTCTCCGATGGTAGAACTCCGTATTCAGTTCCAGTTAAAACCTTACGAACAATATAATAATCAAATGCATCGAGACTATATTGCAATACACTACCCGTCAATGCTTGTTTAATTACATTTGGGTCTTGTGTATTTAATAGAAGTTCAAGTTCTTTTTCTTCGGCAATATACTTTTTAATAATTTCGTATTCATATGATTGTTTAAAAGCTTTAAACTTTTCAATCAACTCTACACGTTCATCTGTTGTTCTTTGTCTATATCTGTTAAGTGTTATACCATTGTTTTTGAAAAAATCAAAGAACGCCTCATACGTTGGCATAGTAAAATTGGAAAAATTATCCAATATGTACTCTGCTTGATTAATATCAACATCTGCTAAAAAAAGAAACTTTACTAAATCAATTGGCTGACTCATCTTACAACCTTAAAGTAATAATTGTTGTCAAAGATTTGAACGTTATCCCCATTATCAGTTTCTATTTTAATCACCACTCTATAAAATCTTTCTGGTTGAAATGAATCCATCCATAGGTTGAAATAGTTACCGTCTGAGTCGCAACTTATTTTTGAACCAGTTGTATTAAATGGTAAAATTACTTCATCCGTATGAGCATCTCTTATCTCATAGTATGATGAACTAGGTAGATAATATTTTTGAGTATAATAAGATTGTGTGGTGTATGTTTTTGCAGGGTAACGTTGATTTCCATAAACGCGTATTTTTGCCTTTTCATTTTCAGAATAATATTTTTTCAACTTAACACCTAACACAAGATTTTCGTCATCTATTTGTGTTAAACTTCCAGTTAAAAATAAAGAATCATTCCAAACAACATGAAGTCTTGGTATATAAATTGTATTACTATCTGTTCCGAAAAATTTTAAACTTGTTAATGTTTGAGTCGATGATTCTATCTCATTACTGAATTTTAAAATCATACCATCATTTTCAAATCTACCTGATCCAGTTATCCATTTTTTTATAATAGGTGTAACGTCCATATAAAGATCAGATGATTCAAATGAGAATGACTGTGTGCATTCTGCACCGTCCCATGTCCACCATGTACCACCACCATCTTTTGTAAAATAAGATGATGTTACATCAGCAATTAGAGTTCCAGATGCCCACATACCGTCATTAATTATCCATGTATCAGATACCTCGTCCCATTCATAACTCGGTACAGTTGGTGGAACATTCCATTCTGTTCCAACTGATTTTGATGTTCTATATTTCCAAGAAACACCATCAGTAGTTATTGGTAAATTAAAATATTTACCAGTTCCGTTTACCCAAGAAGAACTTACTGGGTATGCATATACAGTATATTCCTGTGGTATTTCTCTTACTTGTGCCGATCTCAAAGACAAGTAATATTTTGCGTTCGATGAGATTTTTCCAGAATTTACTTTTGATTCAATATCAGTTGTATCAAACTTTATAAGAATACGACTATTGTAAATATTTGAATTATCAGGATACTCGTGTTTCAATTCAAGTATCTGATCAGTACCTGTATTTAGAGACTCAGTTCTCTCGTAAATGGTTGCGTCTTTTTGAGCGTATATGGTGTATATCATCCAAATGCCCTCACTTTACCGATTATATCGTTATCTGGAAAACGTATTTCAAAAATTGATGGGTCAAGAGACGGGAAGATGATACCATCTTTCGTTGCTTGTTGTATGTTATATGCGTTTGGTGTGTAGCCTGCGTCAGAATCAATTAAATTTGTAATTCTAACGTCAACAACCGTTTGAACACCAGGAACCTTATCCAATTCAGTAAATATGTTACTAATTACTATCGGTTGATTTATTTGCCACTTCTTAATGTCAAAGTATTGCTTTAATTTATCTATACATCTGAGAATTACTTGGTTTCCATTTTGGTCAGGCATTGTTATGATTTCAAATTCAAGACCAATGTTTATGATGTAAGCATCTTTTATGTTTATGGCATCAGTCAACATTCTATGATAACCAAGATATGTTTTCAAATTTTCTTTTGTTGCATTGTTTATTCTAGTCAACTTACCATAGGAATCATATCCAAGAAGATATAAATTAAGTGCCAATGGATTTGCAACTCTATCAGAATTGTAAATAGAGTCAGCAGTTAATTGGTCATCTTTTGTGATGTATGCCTTTGCAACAGCACCGTACTTTTGTGGAAGACTATACGTTCTAATAATATAGTCCTCTTTTGTTACTGCACGATTTTGTGATGCAAAGTAAGCAAGTGCGTTCTGACGGATTTCGTCGGTAGTTTCGCCCTGTTTTGCACCAGATGCAGGTTCTGGGTTTGTTACAGCGAGACTTCCAAGAGCTTGGTTATATAGAGTCAAGTCCAAACCCGTTTCATCTAAAATAATAGAACGAGATTTCAATCTTGTTATTGTTTCACTTGGAACATTATCGCGTATACCACCACCAGTTGTATAGTAGATTGTAATATCTGTATTATTTGGGGCAAGGCCGTATGTTTTTGTGTACAAGAAATTCGAAGGATCAATATCTGCTGAAGTTAATGTATCAATACCAGTTAATGAATTTCCAACTAAATCTGGATTTGGTATCAGTAATTCATCATCTAAATCAGATACACCCGCACCAAACTGAATTTCTAATTTACCGTTATCAAGTTGTCTTGAAACAAATCTTCTTGAAATTTTTCTCAATTTTAAAAGATACGGTGTTTCTTCTCTGTATTGTGATAATGTTCTATCATTTCTTGGAATATTCGGAGTTGGTTCAAAAATAGTATCTTGTGCTAAATAAGGAACATGATACCATTTGTTACCATCAGAATCTATACCATAAAGTATATCAATTATATTGACATCTTCTAGTTCTATTTTATCGTATGGTTTAGGCTCGCCAAAAGAATATGTTTTTGATCTTACAACACCGGAAACAGCATTTACACTCTTTTTTAAAAGATAAAATGTTGGTTCAAAAGGTGGTATGTCACTTACTTCAAAAACAGTAACTTCTCTTGGGTCAATGCTACTTGAAAATCTAAAATCAACATAATCAGTTGTTCTGAATTCGGTTGTGATGTTTCTATTATCCGATGCAACAACCATACCTGGTTCTATTGCAAATGCATATGAATAATCAGGTCTGTTATTTACACCAGAATCTATTGCAGGTACAATTTGAAAAATATCCAACTTTACATTTGATGCAATATTAGTTTTAGGATTATAACCAAGAGACTGTGCAATATTTAAAATGTTCTGACGCTCTGAAGCTTGTAGAATAAGAGACTCTTGTAATGATGTGTCTGTATAATACGATAAAACATCACCAACATATGCCGCCATTTCCAAAAACATCATACCAGGAGATGATTCATTAAAATCTTGATAGGTATCTGGGAAATAATTTTTAGCAAAATCAATAAGGTTTTGCTTCAACGAAGGAAAATCTCGTGAGAGATACCTAATATCTTTTTTTACTAAATCAGCCATTAGTTCTGTGCCTCTTGAATGCGTAAATTACCTGTATCAGATATAAATATCTGAATGGGTAAATATATGTTTGTACCGACGATTTTCAATTCCAAGAAGATACCAATAGCATGAGTGGGGTCATCGACTCGTCCATCTTCCGCCATATTGAAGTTTACATCAAGTTGAGTAATACCAACATAAGGAATCCATGTTGTTAAAGCATCAATTATTTCACCTTTTATTTTTTCAGTAAATTCTGCTTCATCTGATATATTTTCGAAAAGTATATATCTCAATTCTGTTCCGAAATCAGGAAGTTCATATCGTTCTCCTTTTGCAGTCAAAAGAAGATTTTTTACATTAGAATAAACTTGAACTCTACTGGTGAAACTTTGAAAGAACACACCATTTGGATTATTAAACGGTATAGTTACACCAATAGGTTTGGTGTAATAATTTATAGAAGAGCTAGGCTCATTTATTATTATACTCTTTCGTCTAAACCGTGCCAATCATTATGCTCCCTTTTTTTCGTTTATTTTCGCCATAAGAGCCGAATAATCACGAGTTAGAGCACTTGCAACTTCTGGTGTTAATTCATTTGGGTCAACTCCTTGTGGAATTGCTCCATGTGAAGGTCTTGCAAAGGCATTTAGTGAGTCGGTAGTAAATGAATACTCGTTACCACCAAATTCATCATCATATCGTACACTTTCTTCTAATGAACGTCTTGTTTCATTTAGAATAGACTGAACCATTGATGAATTTTTGTTCGATTGTTTTTGTTTTACACTAGATTGTGTTTTCTTTGGTAAACCAACTTGTTGAGTTGCCTCTTTGTATAGAGACATACCGTGCTTGATTGATTCAGAAGCGGGTTTAGTTGATTTCAATTTTTTTTCCAAAGCATATTCTATTTCTTCACGAATAATAGAACGTATTTCTTTTAAAAAATTTTTAGTATCCATCTTTTAATCCTTTGTTTGTTATACTAATAACTATATTTAAACAAATTTTAGTGTATTTGGGTCAAGAACTCTTGAAATTTCAAAGTGCATACCATCGGGTGTGCCCGTCCACCAACCTCCCCAGAAAAATCCCCATTTTATAGCAGAAGGTACAAGTTCTCTAACAGAACCTTTAGTACCCAATGCAGCAGGTGTTTCATATAGGTCATTCCATCTTTGATTTATATCAAAAGCAACGCCCCATGAGTGACTGCTAAGTGAACGACTTCCCTTTGCCTTTGAATATCTTGGAGAAAATGCAGACGGACTAAATGTCAATATACCATCGAGTAAACCAAGTTCTTGCCATTCTGCCCACAATCGTTTCAATTGTTCTGCACCTTTTTTGTGGAATCTAGTGCCATTATATCCAAACTTTTTGAGTTGTGGTATCTCCACAAATACAATATTCTCTTGTTCAAAATTATTTAGAATTCGTACACGACCATTATCCAAAGGTTCGTATTCAATATGACCAAAAATAGAAGATTTTTGTCTACCACTTAATTGAGGCACATCTTCTCTTGTTTTTAGTTCACCAGGTTTAAAATTGTTTGGCGTATAATTTACATTAGAGTACAATGATTTTGCAACAGTTCCTCCAAGTAAAAAGTCATAATATCTTTCTACATTTTTATGACGATTTCTTGACGTACTTTCACTATTACTCACCGCCTTCGTTATAGTAGTTGTTGTTGAAAGACTCACTTGATTTATTTGAACACCTTTATGGTCGTTCCACCACATTAGAGCACTTAATAATGCGAATTTATTTTGGTCTTTTCCATTTGGACCACCACCTAAATCACTTCTCCAGTTGTATGAGACTAATTCAGGGTATTCTAAAAAGTCAACATTATTTTTCTCGTATTTTCCATTAACACCAAAAAACTGATTCATTCTCTCATATTGATACTTTCCTGTTATTTGTATAGCCCCATGTCCACGATACGCATAACCTTCAGGACTTCCTTTATAAAAACCCGGATCAACAGTATAGTCATTTATTTTTTCGTCTGGCTCGACTACACCGGCATCATTTTTTGCAAGTGATTCTTTATTGAATTTATTTCCTAAATCAGTTCTAGGAGAATACTTACCACCATAGTATGTATCGAACATACCACCTTTTTCCCAAGGCGGAGTTTTTATACCAAATGGTATACCATCATCTATGTTTTTATCAGAATAGAAAAATTTTTCTTCATCACCTTCTTTGTAATTTGACATTTTTGTGCCTAAGTTTGTTATTCCTTTTTTGGAATAATAGACATATTCGGCTAAACCACGTAGTGATTCTGATGCTAATTGTCCGAAAAAGTTTGCAACCTTTTCTCGTGTATTTATACCAAATGATTTAACTATCATCTCTGCCCTACTTTTTATATATCTTGGCAACATTTGGTCTGGTATTTCTTTTATTTTTTTTATTAAATCATCTTCCGTATAAGGAGTTTTTAACGCCCGTTCTCTATCTTTTGAATCTAAATAAACATCCGGTGGAGAACCAACAGAAGAGGCAGTTCCTTTATTTTTTGCTTTATTTTTTCCAATACCAGATTGTTGACCATCTGGAGTAAATAGTTCTTCTTGACCTCCGCGTATTCCTCTAGTTTCTCCTACGAGTGAATCATCCCCTACTTGAGCGGCATCTAATAAATCTTCGAAATTATCTATACGATTATCTAACGGTGGATTTGGATCACCACTAATTGACTTATAAAGTTCTCTATCTTTATTATTGTCTGTTACTGGCATTTATTTCCCCAAATTAATCTTCGGATGGGTCAGGTGAAGTTATTGAATCATTTATCGAACCGGTATCTTTTGATGTAACACCAGCCATTAAATCGCTATTGAAAGTTGTAGTTCCTTTATCAAATTCAGGAGGAACGTTAAATCCTTGAACCGTCCCACCACCAACCTTATCAGGAACACTATCATTTGTCATGTTTGTAGAATAGTCACTCCAAGCCTTATCATAGAACCATGTTGTTGCATTCTTATCACGTACACCATATACCGCATTCTTATTAGGATCCCAAAGAGCATATCCCTGCCACTCTGTTCCAGTACGTGTGTCTCTCGGAGAAAGAGCAGTTTCATTTGGATCAGATTTTGTTCTTGTTTCTGCACTACCAGAATCTCTTTGTTCTTGTTTTTGTTCTCTTTCAGCTTCTTTTGATTTAGCCTCCTCCGATGGACCTTTACTGAACTCGTTAACAAAAGCAAGTTGAGATTGTAATTTTTCTATTTTTTGCTGGAGTTGTTTTGTTTTCATTTTCAAGTTTACAAAACTTGGAGTGTTTATAGGAGGGCCGGAAGGACCCCATGCAGTAGGAACGGTTATTTGTGTAGTCGATGTTAAAAAACTAGACAGAATACTGCATAATTCATTCAACCAATCCATAGTTCTATCACCAAGAAGTACAGGTGATTTAGCATTTAATCCTAAATTAATACGTTTTGATTCCATTTCAACAACTTGTTTTCCATCAATTGATATGGCTTTTTCAGAAGAAAATCCAATACCTTCTTTACTGAATATGATAAACTCTTGTTTTTTAGAATTAAATATTAATCTATCAGATGCAATTATCACCTGATTTCCTGCAAATTTATTCTTTGCGTATAAATCAACACTCTTATCAGTTATTGATGGAGTATATGATGAAGCAGGTGTAAATTTGACTTCTTGACCAGATGTTAGCCAAATTGAAGAATCATCAGTATCTGGGTTTTCTTGTATAAATTCATTTTCTTTTTTCTTACCAGGATTTGTTCCATTTGATATAACCATTATTGGATTACCAGTATCGGTCTGTCCTTTTTTCCAATATGGTTTTACTGGGTATTCTCTACGTTCATCAATGGTTGAACCAAATCTAATTGATTGACCCCATCTACCTTCAAGGATAATATCACCAGAGTATGGTTGTATTGGGCGAACATCTAATCTCTCAGCAAATGCTGGGTCTATTGTTTTTGTTGATGAATTTACTTTTGATGATTTTGATGGTAAACCGTCTTGTGAATTTTGTCTTTTTTGAGAATTGTTTGGAGTAGTTGATGGTAAAACATCAGTTACACCAGGAATACCATTGTGATGTACAGAACTTTGTATTGATACTGGGTTTGTGTAATAATATTCTTGACCAGACCCGAAGTAACTACTATAAGGCGTTGGTGCCTTTAATAGCATTACGATTTCACCTATAATAGGAATGTTCTTGATGTTTGCATCAAGAGCTCTTGCTTGGATTACGTTTGTTCCAGCTTGTGAACCAAAAGCACCTATAATTTTACAACGAATGGAATAAAGTTTTTCTACATCTTTGCCAGAGAAGTCTACATCAACAACTTCAGCAGAAACTACTTCATATTCCTGTCCGTTTAATATCGTCTTCCTTATATTCACTTGTCTTGTTTTCCTCTACTGATTCACCGATTGATTTAATTTCTTTTAGAAGAGCATCCTTTTCTTCATCTGTCAAGAAAGAATTACCTTCCTCTGTTTTATTTGAAACCATCCGTTGAACAACAGCCGCAAGTTTTACAAGATGTTCATCATTCTTAACAGATACTTCCATATAGTCTTTGATTACAGGTACAAGAAGAGCTGCATCACCTATGTTTGTAATAAGTGGTTTCAAATCAGCAATAAGAAGATTGATTTGTCTATCTTTCTTTTTTTGATTCTCATAGATGTCTTTTAACAAATCTGAGAATTTTTTGCTTCCAAATATTTCTGTATCAAATCCCATATCTTATAAATATCTAATCGTTAATAATGTCTTGAATATTGTACCAATCCAAATCTGCTATATTTCTACCGTCAGAATATGCTTCATATAATCTTGCATATATGAGTTTTATTTTTGTTATTACATTTGTAATGTATTGTGTTTTTATTCCTGTTCTTTCTCTGATTAGGATATAGAGTGCTTTTTTATTGTAGTTTTCTATGTTCTCTCTTGTTTTAAATAGATATAAAATAGAATCTGCAACTTGAACATCTCTATTCTTTGTAAATATCAAAGGTAGATATTTTTCCATTACATCAACAAATATGTCAATGAAATCTTTTTGTTCATCTATATATTCGTCTCGAAGTCTCTCATTGATGATATTTCTTTCAGAGTCAATATACTGAACGTCATGTCTCTTTTTATACTGATAATAGTTTTTGTTATTCTCAGCAATCAAGTAATTCTTTGCGACTATCGAAAAATATGAGAATGCTTTAAATCCACTATCACCATCGTACTTACCGATTTTTTCGTGTAAGAATGCAACAACTTCATGTTTTACATCTTCATGTGATACATCAAAATTATAGAACTTAAATCGGTGAATCATTATCTCCGCAAGTTTATAAAATGCAGGGTGTATCTTTTTAGTATAGATTATATTTTTTTCAATAGGGTCTTCACATTTATTATATTCATTGATAGCGTCTTCAGTATCTTGAGTGAAGTATACGTTTTGTTTTTTCTTTTTGGTTTCCATCAGAATCTCGAAGTTATGAATGGATTTGTGGTTTGTTCTTCGGTCTGATCTTGGTCAATCTCTTCTTCTTCCATTTCAAAGTTTTTTGAAATATCATCAACAATTTTTTTCAATTCTTTGAAGAAAAATCCTATTTCATCATCTGATTCAAATGCACCTCGTCTATCCAATTGTTTTAGATAAGAACGTTGACTCATAATTCTTCTACGAATTTGATTTAAGAATTCTTGAGTATTTTCCGCAACTTGTGAATTTTCAATTGATATTTCTTCTAATTTTTGATACTTCATGTATAGGTTATATGAAACATATACAGAAACTAAAAGAGACAAAACTAAAAACAAAACAATAAATTCCATGTTATCCCCTTGTGTTTTTAGGTTGAATTATTGTATCAATCACACCCAGTTCTAATGCCTCTTCTGGTGATAGATAATAATCCTTTAGGATTTTGTCCTTCCAAAAGGAAGAATTTTTTTTAGAATTTGTTGTGATTATGTTTATAAGAATTTCTTCTAACTTTTCTGTATGTTGAACATTTGCTTTCATATCAGAAGACTTACCATAGATACCGGAACTGATTTCATGGAACATGATTGTACTGTTCTTTGAAGCCGCCCTTGTACCTGTTCCAGCACAAAGAAGTAGTGCTGCGGCAGACATTGCACGTCCTCTACAAATTGTATTCACCTTTACATCAAGACTCTGAATGAAGTCAATCATACCGAGTGCCTCATAGACATCACCACCATCAGAATTTATGATGATGTTAATTGGGTCATTCTTTTTATCATCGTCTCTCATGTGCATAATTGCACGGACTCTCAAGACCATATCATACAACGTACCTTCTGCAATATCACCGAACATCAAAATACTCGATGTTGATACATCAAATCCATAATCAATTTGTGCCAATGCTTCTTTCCATTTAATTGGAAGATCTTGTGCATCTTCTTTTGCAGAAATTTTGTTCTTTACATTTTCTGGTTCATCGTCATATAAATTTGACATAATCAAAACTCCTATTTATTTCTTTTTTTTCTTTACGTTTCTTTTCTTAAACTCGCTAACAATCTTATCATCAAGTGAAACTTTCTTTTTCCTTTCTTTCTGAGTTACTTCTTTTATTTCCGTTGGTGGTAATGTACCAAATAAGTGATTTTGAATTTCACCTTTATGATAAACATTACCATCTTTATCAACAAATTCAGACATAAATTTCCAACCACGAGGATAACCCGTTGGTTTTTTTTCTTCTGGCATGGGCATTAAAAGTGCAAGACATTTCCAACAAAGAACCGATTCAGTTGAATTATCAACTTCTACTTGCTCATAACAAGTTCTTCCTCGAAAATATTTTCCACTACCTTTGCTATTTTGACAAGTTAATAACTTCATAATGAAATACCACGATTATATCTAGGACCTTCTTGATAAAAGATATTTTGTTCTGGTTTATTTTCTACAATGTCTTCATTAGTAGAATCATTTAATATACTAACTTCTTCTGACTTTTTCAAACGTTTTGATTTTTTCTTTCTATTTTCTGATTTTATGCCACGTAAATTAACTTCATCGAATAGATTACTTTGAATAACAGGTTCTATATTTGGTATGATTACAATATCGGGTTCAACGATTGTTTCTTCTAAAAGTTGTGTAACCGAGTCTGTGATTTGTGATTCCACCTTTTCGTGTGCCTGTGTAACCGAGTCCGTGATTTGGTCATTTACGGCTGGTGGGGAACTTTGAGTTGGTTCTTCATATCCAATTCCTATATCTTGACCAATCTCACTCAATTCATCTAATGTTTCTTTTTGTTTTTCTTTGTCACTCAAATGATTTGCTGCAATCACCAAACTAACCGCAAGTGGGTCAAATACAATGACGAGAAATAGAATAAACCAATTGACAACACTATCCATCGGAATACCTGTGATACGACTCAAGTAGAGAAGTGGACCAAGTTCTGATGAAAATGTTTCGTTGTTGAGTGTTAGTTTTGTTTGTTCTATTGCAGCGATGGAATCTGAAAGTGCGAATGACTTTTGTGTAAGAGTGGAAATATCAGAGTTCAACCCTTCGGATGACTTATCTATTGAGGCTATATTCTTTGATAAACCACCAGTTCCACGTTTCTGTGTTAGTTGTTGTGTGTAAGCATTTTGTTGTGATACTCGGATTTGGTCAAGTGATTTAAGTCGATTATTTTTTTCTTCAACCGCCTTGTCTAACTGAATCTTTTGTTCTTCAAAAAGTTTTTTCTTTTGGTCAAGAAGTACAATTTCATTTTGTGTTTTGTAAACCACCTTCGCAGTTTCTTGGTATGAGTTTGTTAGATAGCCATAAACACCGATAGATGTTAT